TTGCTCTAATGTATAACTGTACCTTGCTAGTTGGGAAACTACTGGTTGCACTGTATCTTTGTAGTTGCCCTTTATTGACATATGGTGAATGTATCCCTACAATTGTACAAAGAATGTGTACTATTTTATTAATGTTTTAAATTGTTTTTTTCCTCATTAAAGTGCTTATTCACTGTAGTTGGCGTGTGTATCTTAATGGAATGTGGTTTGCACGCACACACCCTAAAAGGTATTTACTATGCGGGCCAGTGTCCAAAAGATAAACCTAGCCCTGCGCAGGTGCTCATTATTTAAGCTGGCCAGAAGCCACTTGGCATGGAAAGAACAACTGCTTGGATTGCTTTTTGAAGGTAAGAGTTATAGTTGTTAACAACAATCTACTTACTGGTTTTAACACGTACTAAGTAGATGCTGTTTTTCTGCCAAATAGATAGTTATAAAACGAAACATAGCCCAGGGTGGGTAATAATGTCTATCTACAATCCGCACTCCGTACTGCTTCTCGCTGAAAGATTGGGGGTGTCACCTGAAGATCTGCTAATATCTTGTAGATTTTGCTGCTGGTTTATGACCTTTGAAGATTTAATGCACTTTGACTGGAAAGGATTACAATTGATTTGGAGAAACGGAAACGTATTTGGCTGTTGTAGGGGGTGTTCCAGAATTGTTGCCTACGAGGAGCATCAACAATTTTGTACCCACGAGTTGCTAGGCGCCGATCTGATAGACCTAGTTAAGGTTCCCTTGCATTTAATATTCATTAGGTGTGTGCAGTGTCTGAAACAGCTGTCGTTTGCTGAAAAACTTGATATAATAGCGAGGAACGATAAGTTTTGTTGCATTCGTGGGGCCTGGCGTGGACGATGTAGGGTATGTGCGCCGAGATGATTGGGGAGAGTGCAACTATTCAGGACATAATTCTCCAGGATATTGACTCTATTGACCTTGCATGCCACGAGACGCTGTCATCAGAGGTGGAGCAGCGGCGGCCGACTGTATATCCATATAAAATTGTGACCCGGTGCGGCCAGTGTGAGACAAGCATTTGTCTCTATGTGGGCAGTACTCAAATTGGTATAGTCACTCTTCAGTCCCAACTGGCTGAAGATCTTTGTATCCTGTGCGGCAACTGCGGGAGGCAAAACTTTCCAAATGGACGGAAAAAATCATAAAGGTATATCTGCTTGTAGCTCATTCATTGACGAGGAGGCTGAATGTAGTGATAAAGAAAATAGCATTGATGAATTGTTTGATGGGGATACTGATTGTGAGGGGTTTTTAGATGAGGAGCCGGTCGAGCAGGGCAACTCTCTGCAGCTCTATAATCAGCTGCAAGCCTGCGACAGCGCCGCAGCACTAGATACAGTAAAACGAAACCTACCGCACACAACAAAGAGATGTGCTCTGGGCAGCATAGATATCAATGCCAGTTCCAAAAAGGGAAGACTAGAAGACAGTGGGTATGCGGCTGAAACTTCTTCTGCAGAGGTGGAGGTAGATATTGGGGACTTCGGTAGACCGGGCGCGGTGGGGGCAACGTATCTAGATGTTCTCCATGCTCACAATGCACGTGTGGCAAAATTGACTTATTTTAAAAAGGGATTCTCAGTGGGTTTTGGGGAGCTAACAAGGCCATTCAAAAGCAATAAGACATGCTGCCCATCATGGGTGTTAGCCGTGTACGGAGCTGCAGAAGAAGTATTAGAAAGCTCAAAAATACAGTTACAGCAACATGCAGATTATATTTATTTAAAAGTTTCTACGTGTCCGTTGGGATTTATGGCACTGTACCTTTTGTATTTCAAAGCTGCAAAAAGCAGGGACACAGTTATGAGATTAATGACAGGACTGCTAAATGTTGCTGAGCATCAAATACTTAGTGACCCCCCTAAGCTCAGGAGCACGCCAGCTGCGCTGTACTGGTACAAAACAGGGGCAGTACCCACCACCTTTACATATGGGGAATTGCCAGATTGGATATGTCAGCAAACAATGATTACACATCAATGTGGGGATGTCCAGTTTGATTTATCCAAAATGGTACAGTGGGCTTATGACAATGATTTTGTGGACGAGTCGGACATAGCATATAACTATGCCAAATTGGCACCAGAGGACGAAAATGCAGCTGCATGGCTAAAATCCAATAGTCAAGTAAGGTATGTGAAGGAATGCTCGCAGATGGCACGCTATTACAAGAGGGCTGAAAAGAGAGAGATGCCGTTTACAAAATGGCTGACTCGCTGCATAGACTATGTAGATGGGGATGGGGATTGGAGGATAATTGTAAAATTTCTTAGATATCAACATATAAATTTTGTGAATTTCATGTGTGTACTGAAAGACTTTTTTCATAGTAGACCAAAGCACAACTGCATAGTGCTATATGGACCACCAAATACAGGCAAATCATTGTTTGCAATGAGCCTTCTGGAATTTTTGCATGGAAAGGTTATTTCATTTGCTAATGCAAGAAGCCACTTCTGGCTGAGCCCACTAGCAGACTGTAAATTTGCTGTCTTAGACGATGCCACTGTACCCACATGGAATTACTTTGATATATATATGAGAAATGCTCTTGATGGTAATTATGTTTGTGTAGACACAAAACATAAACAGCCAGTGCAGATCAAGATACCCCCACTGCTAATTACAAGTAATCATAATGTCTTGGCTGATGCTAAATATGTGTATTTGCATAGCAGATTGCAAGGGTTTGAATTCCCAAATGAGTTTCCACTTACTGATAATGGATATCCTGCATTTCAGCTTACTTCACAAAATTGGAAAGCTTTCTTTGTGAAATTTAGAAGTCAGTTAGATCTCCCTGATCTAGAAGACAGCAGTGAGGATGGCGACATTGAACGACCGTTTCGATGCGTTGCAACAAAGCCAGCTGGACATTATTGAAGCAGAACCGGGGACACTAGAGGATCAAATATTTTACTGGGACTTGCTTAGACAAGAGCGTGTATTGCAGTATTATGCGAGAAAGAAAGGATATAAAAGGCTGGGAATGCTACCTTTGCCCACCTTGCAGATATCTGAGGCAGCAGCTAAAGAGGCTATAGCAATGACATTACACCTGTCAAGTTTGAAAGAATCATCGTATGCAAATGAAAGATGGACTTTGCAAGACACTAGTATTGTAACCTTTGAAAGTCCCCCCCAATTTACCTTTAAAAAAGGACCTGTTGCTGTTAAATTGTCATTTGATGGTAATCCAGACAATGCAGTCAGGCACACATTGTGGAGAGATATATATTACTTAGATGATGATGATCAATGGAGAAAGACATATTCAGATGTTGACTCCAGGGGGATATATTATTGGTCTGGGGACTCTAAGGTATATTATGTGGAATTCAAGGATGATGCTAGCCTGTATTCTTTAACTGGGCAATGGGAGGTGACGTACAACAAAAAAACCTTTTCTTCATCTATTGCCACTAGCTCCACCAACGAAGAGGACGGGCCAGTCCCCATATCCTCAGACGAAGAGGGGACAGACGGGCACGGGCAAGAGCACGAAAGATCCCCCAACAGATCAGACACCGAAGAAGGAGAAGAAACCGGAGGAGAAGCCTCCGAGAAAGCATCCATATCTGGGTCTGTACGGAGCATCAGGACCGCGCGATCGCCAAAGGCCCACTCCAACCCGAGATCAAAATCCAGATCTAGATCAAGATCCAGATCACGATCCAGCACAAGGGGGTGGACACGGGCAAGACAGACCTCATCATCCGGATCTCGATCACGATCCCGATCAGGATCCAGAACAAGAGCCCGGTCCTGGAGAAGATCCCCAGGACATAGAGGACGAGGACGAGGACGACCCCCAGGATCAGGACGGCGACAGGGGGGAGCAGGATCCAGACCCGGAGCAGGATCCGGAGCCGGAGGACGACCAGGGCTACGGTCAAGGTCCCGAGACACAAGAGCAGGATCAGGGCTACCAAACAGGCCCTCAGCAAGCCCGCGGGCAGAGCCTGTACGGGTGCTGGAAGGTTCCATTCCCAGGCCGTCCTCGTATGGGCTACGGGGATCTGGGGGCGAGACCGAAGCGCCAACCGACACCTCATCTTTGGTATCCCCCCCCCACCTCAGCCCCTGGTTCAGAGACCCCCCACGAGCGCCGGGTCGGCCGCCTTCTGGAAGGCATCGAAGACCTGCTCCAACGCCTGAGAGAAGAACTACATCACCATTGGCAAGAAGAAAAAGGACGGGGTCCAGATCCACTGAAAGACTACATTCCACCCCCACGTCCGCGAAGAAGGACCCTCCTGTAATCATAGTGCGGGGCCTGCCCAACCAGCTGAAGACGTGGAGGTATCGGCTACACAACAGGAGAAAGAAACTGCCTTTTCTTTATCTTAGCACTACTTTTTCATGGGTGACCCGTAAAGGGGGGGACAGGCTATCATCCACACGCATGCTCGTGGCATTTGCTAGTTACAGTGATAGGAGCTACTTCCTAAGACATGTAGTATTTCCCCCTGGAGTTACATTTAGCCTTGGCTACTTTTATGGATTGTAAGGGTTGATGGGTATTTGTCTTGTTTTGTATGTTCTTTGTAAATATTGGGAGTGGGTTAAACTTGCTATTCTATATTTACCTGGGATTTTTTTACTAGTTTTATTGTTTCATTGCTGTAATAATGGTGCGGGCTGCTAGGCGGAAGCGGGCTTCTGAAGATGATTTGTATCGGAACTGCCGGTTGGGAGGCGATTGTCCTGTTGACATTAAAAATAAATATGAACAAAACACCTTGGCTGATAATATTTTAAAGTGGGTCAGCAATTTCCTGTGGTTTGGCACATTAGGGATTGGAACTGGAAAAGGTACAGGAGGGTCTACTGGGTACACTAGGCTAGGGGGTGCGGGGCCTGGGGTCAGACAAGGCATCCCAACAATCACACGGCCTAACATTATTGTAGATGCTGTGGGCCCTGCAGAAGGAATACCCATTGATGTTGTGGACCCTAGTAGCTCTGCTATAGTACCTTTACTTGAAGCCCCTGTGGATCCTTCAGGGGGGGATTTAGAAAACATTGCTGAGGTTGCGCCCACACACACAAATGGTGGCCTGGACCCTGTTATAATAGGGGCTCCTGATGAAGAAGCACCAGTCATTGAGGTTCAGGAAGGACCGGCGCCTACACCACCTGTTCGCAGCCGTACAAGTACAACAGTCCATAACAATCCGTCCTATCATTCTATAGTGGCCAGCAGTGACATTCCGGGGGAAACAGCTGCCTCAGATCAAATTTTTATCACTGATGGCTTGAGGGCTGAGTTTATAGGAGGCTCAGGGTTTCAGGAAGCTGTGTTCCCGTCTACATCAGGCCCCTATCAGGAAATTCCTTTAGACACATTTCAGGATATTGATGTTTCTGACACATTGCACATTGAAGAGCCCCCTCGTGCAAGCACACCGAGGGAGTCTGTAGGCCAAAGTCTGAATAGAAATATGAAAAGACTACGCACCGCAATGTATGGCAGGCGTACTCAGCAGGTTCGGGTGGAAAACCCACGATTTCTTAGCTCCCCAGGTAGATTAGTGCAGTTTGAATACAGTAATCCAGCATTTCAAGATGAGGTCACATTAGAATTTGAAAGAGATGTCAGTGCAGTTGAGGAAGCTCCTGAATTTGATTTTAGAGACATAGTTCGTTTAGGCCGGCCTAGATACTCTGAAACAAATACAGGGTATGTTAGGGTCAGTAGGTTGGGTCGGAGAGGTACTATTAGGACAAGGCAAGGAACACAAATAGGAGGGGCAGCTCATTATTACACTGATATAAGTTCTATTCATGAGGGTGACTCTATGGAACTATCTCTTATTGGTAGTCATAATAATGAGGCTACATTGGTCCAGTCCTCCAATGAAGGAGTATTCGTTGACATGGAGGAAGCACAAGGAGGGGTAGCACAGGGGTATGATGACGAGGAGCTATTAGATGACACAGCTGAGGATTTTAGCAGAGGAAGGCTGATTGTTTCAACAGGAGATACCACCTACAGTATAGGCAGGGTCTCATTTGGTTATGCTGAAGACACTGCTAGAGATTTTGCAGGCACAGTTGTTTTTCCAGATGGACAGCCATCTGAATACCCACAGCCGGGCAGCCCAACTAATCCCACAAGTATACCAACAGTTTTAATTAATGTATATGATGAGGGATTAGACTTCTTGCTACATCCGAGTATGTTCCCCAAACGAAAACGAAGAAAACTTGCTTTTTTGTGATGTTTTGCAGATGACCTCCTTCTGGCTGCCGAGCAAAGGAAAGCTGTACCTGCCTCCGCCCACCCCTATCACTAAAGTGCTGCACACAGATGACTTTGTTAGCAGGACCAATATTTACTACCATGCTAAAAGTGACAGGCTTTTAACAGTTGGTAATCCATATTACACTATCAAGCAACATGATAAGCTTGTTGTGCCCAAGGTTTCAGGAAATCAATATAGGGTTTTCAGGGTATCATTTCCAGATCCCAATAAATTTGCATTGGCTGACCCTAAGGTGTATGATCCTGATAAAGAACGGCTTGTGTGGGGTGTACGAGGTGTTGAAATTAGGAGAGGCCAGCCTTTAGGCGTTGGCACCACAGGCCACCCTTTTCTTAATAAGGTAGGAGATACTGAAAATCCATCAATATTTTTGAAACAAGGCAAAGATGACAGGCAAAATGTATCCTTTGATCCTAAACAAATTCAGCTGTTTGTGCTAGGGTGTACACCTTGTGAGGGAGAGCACTGGGGTAAAGCTACTCCTTGCAGTCCTGTGGAAACAGGGGATTGCCCCCCCATTGAATTAAAATCTACTTTGATTGAGGATGGTGATATGTGTGACATTGGCTTTGGCTGTCTTGATTTTAAAGAACTGCAGGTCACCAAATCAGGTGTGAGCCTGGACATTGTGCAGTCTACCTGCAAATATCCTGACTTTCTTAAAATGTGTGATGACAATTATGGAAATGCATGCTTTTTTTTTGCAAAACGAGAGCAGCTGTTTATGAGACATTTTTGGACCCGAGGAGGTGTTACGGGCGATGATGTGCCCACTGAGGACTACTTTACCCCTGATGCAGGAGAGGAGGAAAGAAAAACAATGGGTCCAGTAGCATATTTTGGAGCTCCCAGCGGCTCTTTGGTCAGCAGTGATTCCCAATTGTTTAACAGGCCTTATTGGCTTCAGAGAGCCCAAGGACAGAATAATGGCATTGCCTGGAATAACCAGGTGTTTGTGACCGTGGTGGACAACACACGGGGCACTAACTTTCAAATTTCAGTCCCCAAAGATGAGGAGGAACATGAAACCTTTGATGCCCAAAATTATAAACAATATAATAGACACGTGGAGGAGTATGAATTAGCATTTATTGTTCAGCTATGCAAAGTGTCTTTAGAACCGGAGGTCCTAGCCCACCTTAATGCAATGAATAAAGATATATTAGAAGACTGGGAGCTAGGATTTATAGCCCCACCTGGTAGCCTGGAAGATAGATACAGATTTATGGAATCACTGGCTACTAGATGTCCCCTCCCTGATCAAACCAAGGATAAAAAGGATCCATATGAAAAACTTAACTTCTGGAATGTGGATCTACGGGAAAAGTTTTCATTAGAATTAGAACAGTACTCCCTGGGGCGCAAGTTTCTATTTCAGTCAGGACTCAGGAACGGTACTAAGCGGCCCGCCACAAAAACGGTCAGGTTTCAAACATCACCCCGTCCCGCCAAGCGCCGAAGAAAAGCAACTAGCTAG